AAGCACTTAACCCTCCGGAAACTTCATCTTTTTTCTTATACGAATTGTTCGGCGTTCCATTGGAGTTAGTCCACCCCAAATACCGTGTTGTTCGTTGGCGATAGCCCACTCAGCACATTCAGTTTGGTGGATACAAGATCCACACACTCGCTTAGCGACGATAACAACTCGCTGCCTATTGGTGTCTGTTACTTCAGGAAAGAAAGCATCCATCCCGATCTCAGCACATAAGGGTTCCTCAAATTGCAAAGGGACCCGCATAGGTTATCTAACCCAGACGGTGTCACACTTATCTATCGCGCCTTTAGGAGCTGGACACATCCAACCCTTCCAAGGACCCTTTGCACCCTGACCAGTTCGATAAGTCATAGGACCGTGCTTACAAGTTGGTGCATCTCCACCGGTAGGTGCAGCACCCAGTGCTGCCTCAGCGTAGGCAACGTTAGTTGCCGCTACTGAACTTCCATTAAGTGTGGTGTTAACGCTATTAATCAGCGTTGATACATCCTGAATCGTAGCTAGGTGCGCCTCAAGATCGTGAGCATCCTTAGCGTAAATGTTAATTAGTGTGCCAGCATTAGTTTTGAAGTTAATCTGAAACACTGTGTTTTCACTCGCAGCCATTACTTTCCTCCAGTTAATTTGACAGAAATCCGTTGAGATTCCTCTCCTTGTTTGTAGGGTATGACACCCATAGCCTTCTCAACTTCATCGGTGTCAATAGTCTTGCGACCTGCTACTGGAATCCAATCAACGTAAACTCCAGTAGGTGTAACTCCTTTGATACCTGCTAACGCTTCTTTCAAACCGTCGCGCTGGTTCGTTAAGAGTTTTATCTCTTGATCTAATTGCAGATACAACAAGGCGTTCTTATCCACCTCAGCATCTTCAATCACCGGTAACTCTACGCTACCGGTACGACCTTTTTTTAGACCAACGCATCCCATCTCACCAGTAACGTCATAGTATTTGCAATAGTGCTGGCAAAAACTTGCTTCGCGTTCTGGCTCAGGTACCTCGTTGGAATCTTTAATAGCAGCTAACCAGTCTAAGGCTTGCTGTGCCATCACGGGATCATAAGGTTCAGAGTGAACCCTTACATCTCGTTCATCGCCATCCCTGGCTATGGCTACAAGATTGACGTTTCGAGGCTTCCCCTTCCCCGATTTTTCAAGCAAGTAGCCATAGACCTGAACCTGCCAACGCTGTTGCTGACTTGGAAAATAGGAAAGGTTCTTCACCTTTACAGTTTTCCAGTCAACTACGTCACCAGTTTCTGGGATGTAGAGGTCAATGTGGGCTTTCATATCGCCGTATTCAACCTCTGTCTCAACCATATACTTCTCCCCGCTAGGATCGGCTATGGCTAAGGCTTTTTCTATCTCAGCGTGGATCGCTGTTCCCATAATGGCAGCGAGCTTTAACTCATTGTCGTTAGTCTCTGGTTGATCGTTCAACCGATACCAGACCTTACGACGACAGCCGCCTAATTCTGATGGACCCACTTGGGTTTGTGTACTACGAGAACGAGAAGCATCTTTATCTCGAAGGATCTGTATAAGTAATTCTTTCATTTGATTTTAGACTTCTCAAAGTCAAGAACATCTAACAATCTGCGTTCGTAATTGTGGCAGCAATCATTATCGCCACGCTTCATAATGCTTACTTCATCTTCAATTCTTGCAAGTAATTCTTGCATTTGTATTGCTACGGTCTTTTCCATTTCAGTTCCTCTCCTGAGTAACCAGTTGTACAGGCAGTCCAGTATTGGTGTCAAGTATGCTGGCACATTTAATTGAATCGGTGGCGAAAGACTTAGAGGAGTCAATGTCCCACTCGTACTCATAGCTGGAGTCCTTCATAGCCCAGAGATAACCCATAGCAAACTGACCACCGGTACCTAGACCATAGAGACCGTGATCTGCTTGGATAAAGGACATATCGCAGGCAATGTGAAAGAGGTTGCCGTTAAAAGCGATCAGGTAATCAAAACCTGAATCTTTATCACTGGTACCCCACGTGTAGTTGTTCTGATTAAAAGCGGTGATAATACTAGGCACTACTTTCTTTCCCATAAATTGAATAGGATCTTCACCTTTATACACTGGCGGATTCCAGTTGTAGCTCAAGATGTCACCTGGGCGGGTATCTCCCACTATCCCAATAACATACTTGCCACGTGTGACAATCTTGGGAGTGCTACTAGAGATCGTCCGAAGGTTATCTTCTGTGATCTGTGAATCTGCGGCGAGTACAACAAAGCCGTTACCTTGGATACCAGTGAGTGTTGTCATTAGTGAAGTGTAACACGCGACACGCCGTGAGTGCCTTATTCCTTTACTAGTGCTGTTGGTGTCGTTACAATACGAGCCGTAAGGCGAGTTAACGGCACAGCCCTCGACGGGCTGTGGAGAGGTAGCAGACTGTGCGTTTCCGTCTACCAACCCTGTTAAAAAACAAGCTACCTAGTAAGTATGTTTCCGACCTACGCTTTATGGGACCCACCCACGTTTGCGCCTGTGGCTCCACTATGTTCAACGTAATAGTGCAGTTTGAAGAGTATGACATAGCCTGGTGGTTCTTAGATGCCACCTGCGTCAGTTGCGGGAACCTAGTACAAGTTCCCTGTCCTGCTGATAACCCCGAATTTTTGGCATAAAAAATAGAGCCCCCCACTCCAATTAAGGAGCAGGGGGCTACCGCCTCGCAGCGTTTTCAGGTTAACCCTTCTTTGGGAAGGAATCCTTTGGATTGGCCCAACGCAAAAGCACTGGGATAATTGCTGCGATGCCAGCTTTCAAAATGTCACTAGGGCTAGTCTTACCCAAGGTAAAAGCAGTTACAGCACCGGTTACAAATGCTCGACCATAAGTACCAGCAATGCTGGTCATTTGTTCTTTCATCTTGCTATCCATTACTTGCTCCATTTCGGTTTGCCAAATCCCACTACGAATAGCGGAAGTTTGCGAGTGTTGTCTTTCTTGTAGGCTCGTACCTTCATACAGACTTCTCCCCCATTGGACTGTGATCCATTAGGTTTCTTATCTGGTGAGGTGTTGCCCTCAACGGTAACAACGGTGCCGTCAAGATTATCTTTTACTACAATTCCCACGTGATCTACATTTTCTCCACCTGGGAAATCAAAGAACACTATGTCCCCTGGTTGTGGCTTGGCGCTATTAGCAGCAGACCAAGCACCAGTGCCTTGAAACTTTGCTACCCCTGCTGGTGTGTAGACCACATCAGGCATAGCCTTAAAGCCCACCTCGTGGGCGCACCACATAATAAAGCTGCCGCACCAAGGCAGGTGGTTCTTCTTGGTAAAGACTCCGTACTTGGTGTCATTATTCTCGCCCTCAACTGTGCCTATTTCAGCTCTAGCCTTGGCTACAAAATCTTCTCTGATTCCCATTACATTTCCAACTTAGTTTGAATAGCAGCTTGGTTAATCCGTAACTCAATAACATCTTTTTCAATGCGATCTACTGCATCTTTCATAGACTCGCCACCATTGTTATAGAGCTGATACTCAATACGAGTTAATCGAGAGCAAATCTCTTCATTGGCTTGAGCAATAACAGTAACCATTGCGTGATGAAAGGCCCGCCATACTCCGTAAAGGCTTGCTGTACCTACAAAGAAATAGGCATAAACAATGCCTGACCAGTCTGTCGGATTCATTACAATAGGTTCCTAACTCATTGAACGGATAGTGACGAGCAACATTCCACCAAAACCACTAAAGCGTTTATCGGTAGGGGTCTTATTGATGAAGTCAATCTCTTCAATAATTCCGGTATAGGACTCACCAGTACGGAAGTCCTCAATCTTGATAGTGTCACCATTAGATTCAACCGCTTCAAGTGCAGTCAAGCGATCATAAGATGATCCTTCATAGCCTGCCTTGTTACCAAACTTATCGCTCTCACTGTCATAGCAAGAAAGTGGATACTGGATTAGGCGTTGACGAGGAACTGCTGGCAATACCTTGACTTGATAACCAGTAAAAGTTGGACCCTTAGTGGCATCAGTAGTAGAGCGAGTAAAGGTAAATTCAAATCCCATAAACTGCTGAGCTTGGGAAGGGTATGAAATACCCACTTGACCCACTTCAGAGCCTTGTGGGAAACTACCAATAGTGTATTCATTACCCAGTTGATCTACCGAGAGAATGTTCATACCACCATCGGTTGTATCAAAGCGAGGATTAATGTACTTAAACAACTTGTATTCAAGTGTGTTGTATCGAATGTAGCCTGTGTGCAAGATACCAGTAGGGATTAGATTGGTTGCAGATTCAATGTAAATGCTTCCATTAGACACACCATTGTTTGCTGTGCAAAATAATAAGCGATTAGTATTACCAACAAAAGCGCAAGAAGTTGTAGTGAACCCAGTCAGGCTTGGGTCGTAAAGATCCCAAGCGTAGGAAAAGACTAGGTTAGTTCCCACTTGTTGACCTAGGTTTATACGGGTTACGCCAGGGTTGCCATCTACGTTAGTGGCACACCAAAGATACTTGTCGTATCCGGCAACGTCATAGACAGGTTGCTCTGATTCAAATAGTAATGGGCCGTAGGAGATAGATCCATCAGTGACTGACACATCTGCAATGCGTACACCAAGGCTTGTAGCGATAGCCATAAAGCCAAGATAGTAATAAACCTTGTAAACAATTTCACCTACTGGAAGTTCTGCTGCGGTGATAGCACTGGTAAGTACTGGCATAGAACCGTTGCTTGTCAGGGTAAACTTTTGAATAGTAGATTGGATACCATTGTATCCTGCAAGGTAGATGGCTGCTCCACTTGAAGTAATACTAGTATAGATAAAGCTAGTATTTGGATGGCTATAAACAGCAGTAGGCAGGGCAGAGGCAGTAGTTGCAAACTCATAAACTGAGTTATTAACTGCCATAACCAAGCGTTCTTTAGTGAACTCAATTACTGCGTTAGTTGCCACAATGCCTGTAGCGGTAAACATCAAAGTATCAGTGGTAGTTACATCTCCAGTAAGAGGCTTCTTGTACACGTGGATCTTATTAGCACCACCTGCTGTTTTGTTAGTTATCCAGTAGGCGTAAGTTCCATCATCGCAGATGGCATAAACTGGCTCATCTACACCTGCTGTGTAATCAATAAAGTGTGTTAACTTACCGCCTATGTCAATCTTGTCACCATCGTATTGATCCCAGAGAAGAACAGAATCTTGGGTTACTAGGCCAGTTGAAGCAACAGAGGTAACGTTAACGTTGGTCTTGGCATAACTAATAGTTGTACTAGCAACTGCGGTAAGTACATAAGTGCCATTGAAGGTAGCGTCTATGCCATCTATGTTGACTGTTGAACCTACAGTAAGTAGGTGGGTTCCAATAGTAAGAGTTGCCACATTGGAAGTAAGTGCCTTGTTAGTAACAGTCCAGCTAGGGCGGATAGAGCGAGCAATTTGGAATGGTCGCTTGTTAGGTTGAAGATTACCGGTGGTGTAGTGAGTTGTATTAAGGCTCTTAAGTAGGGTTACTTGACCTTTTTCCCACACATTACAACCCTTGGAGTAGGTGTACTGGTAACGAAGTGTCTCATCTTGTGCTGGCTCAAAGAACTTAATACCTTGACCTAAGTGAAAAGTTGACTGAGAACGAAGCCACCAACCAGTAAGAGTCTGCTCACCAGGCTCACGGGTAGTATCTAATTGTTGTTTACGGTACTGAGCAGTGACTCGACGATAGGGAGTGTCATCTGCTGCATCTTGGAAGAAGGGCTTACCGCCAATAGCAATGTCATAAGCTACACCAGTAAGGCTGTAGTTCTGATTACCAACTGGGTTGGAAAGTGTTACCGGAATTGCCTCGGTGATGTCACTGCCATAAGCCATTGATTAACCTCCAGTAGAAATAAAAGTAAGCAGTTTAGCCACATACTCAGGTGGTAAAGCAAGTAAGTAAAAGTTACTTAGTGATAGCGGCAATCTCTTCGCCAGTTAGACCCAGTGCTTGCAACTTAGCCTGCGCTGCTAACTTAGCGTCAGCTTCTGCCTGTTCTTTAGCCTCGCGCTCTGCGCGATCTAGGTCTGCCTGAGCTGCCATCTGATCGCGTTCTGCAATCTCGGCAGGGGTTAGGTCAACGTAGGTGTGTGTACCTTTTTCAACATCTACGATCAACTTCTGTGGTGTATCTGACATTATTATTCTCCTTGGATTATGACGTGACTTGCATCAGGGCAATCCCATAAGCAAGTTTCAGTATTAAGTGTTGCGCTATCGTGGCACTTAGGCGGAATGAAAGCATCTAGTGATGCATCATAAGACATTCCAATTCCTGCATAGTGCTTACGGAAGTTAGCGTTGTAACTGGTTTGAATCCAGTTACCGCCTAAGCCAAGGTCATTGGCTAGGAAGTCTTGACCGCGATGCTCTTGCTCGTTTGCCACGACAAGTACGCGGGTGACTATGTTGTTTGAATCTATCTCTGCGAAATGTGCGATTTTATTTCTCCTTAGACTGTGTATCTAACTATAACAATGCCTGAGCCGCCAGCGCCGCCATAAAATTGAGAACCTGTAGTTTGCCCAACTGCTGTGCCGCCTCCGCCTCCGCCTCCGCCTGTATTCGGCGTTCCTGTTGTTGTTGCTGTTACAGATGCTTTAGCGCCAGCACCTCCGCCGCCATTTCCACCTGCACCAAGAGTGCCTGATGAATAATAAGCAGCGCCGCCGCCGCCTCCCGCATAATAATAAGTGCCGCTTACATTTTGCCCAGTAGAAGTTGCACTACCCCACGATGAATAAGTTGATGAACCTGCGCCACCTGCTCCACCGTTGTTAGATGCCGCATTACCACCAGCCGCAGTTGCACCTCCACCGCCACCTGCACTTAATTGAATCAAAGCCGCGTAACCACCTGCATAACCTTGACCTGATGTTGGAGAACCAGGCGTCCATTGTGTACCGTTACTGCCATCACCTGTACCACCGCCCGATCCACCGCTTGAAGCATTTTGTCGAGATGAACCTCCACCACCACCTTTAACTAAGGTTAAAGCAGCAAATTGTGAATCCACTCCATTTGTTCCGTTAGAACTACTACTGCTTCCCGCACCACCTGCGCCAACAGTTATTGTTTGAGCAGATGCGGCAACAACTTGAGAATTAAATCCTAATAATCCACCCGCTCCACCGCCGCCCGCAGAACCATTGGTATCAAATCCACCTCCGCCGCCACCAGCAACAACAAGAATGTCACAATTTAATGGAGTAGCAGGAGTGAATGATCCTGAGTTAATAAAGGCGTGATACCAGTAAGTACCGTCAGTCTGGATAATGTCACCGCCTGTTGCTTTAGGGGCAACAAGTGGTGTGGTGCTGACATTGGATACGCCGTAGAGGGAGAAGGTTGAGTATTGGGCAAAGGCTGAATAAGCAAGAATCTTAACAGAAGTAATTGTTGCTGTTGCTGACCATAGACCAGCGTTAAGTCGAGAACCTGCTGCTGTTGCGTTAGTTTCCGAAACAGCGTCAATGCTCATAGATTTGTAATTGCTTGAAGTGTAATTGGGTATGTAAATTTCACCATTACCAAATGTGCTGGCAGTATCTAAACCAGTTGAGTTAGAACCATAGATGTTGGAAGCATCTGTACCTGATGATGGCGTTCCACTACCACCAGCAAAAATGTAACGGCCAGTAAGATTTGTAGTTAAACCATTAAATTGCACTTGCCAAGAAATACCAGCCGAAGAAGCATAAGCAGTAGTTGTATCTCTTGCAGATACTTTAATAACTAAATCGTTATACCCAGTCTGGGGAATGTTGGAGAAGGTAACGCTGGCTGCGCCAGCAGCTCCGACTGTTACTTTTTCAAGCAGGACAAGTGTGTTAGCCATAATTAAGCCGCCTTTATCGCATAGAGTGAGAAGGTTGAGCCGATGTCATAATTGTTGCTACCTTGTGTCAAGGTAATAGTACTGATTGCTGCCGTAGAACGCCACAAACTGACTATTGCATCAACACCAGCAGCGGCGTTGTTTGATCGAGCAAGAATTGTTTTATAAGTTGTTGTATTGCTGTAATTCATAATGTGAGCAACAATGCTTGAATTAAAGTTATTTTGAATTTGTCCATAGTTATCAAGATACGCAAAAGTACCGCTTGTAGTTCTTGATGAAAAAGTGCTTGTTCCATTGCCGTCTAAAAATGTTGTAGAATAATTAGTAGCAGTGTCGGAATTAAATTGTATTCTTACATTTGATGTGCCAACAGAGTTTTTTGCTTGCATTACTAAAATTAAATCTGTATAAGCACTTGAAATACTAGAGAATGTAACAGTAGCTACTGCACTACCAAGTGTTTGAGTAGCAAGCGGCGTATAAGTTTGAGCCATCGTTATCCTTTACTTGATTCCATAGAGGGCGAATGATGAGTAGGTAGCAAAAGGACTACCTGATTGGCAAGTCATATCAATTCTATTAATGGCGTTGGTAGACATATAAAGTCCAGAAGCCAGTTTTGCTTGTCCGCTACCATTTGCATCATAACCAGCCAATGAACGAACAGTTTTGTATTTATTAGTATTTGCATAATCAAGAATGTCTATAATAAATGCACCAAATACGCTGGCGGTATCATTACCAGAAGAAATACGGTCAATTCCATAAATTGCTGCTCTTGAACCAGTTGCTCCCGAAGCACCAGTTGCGCTGCCAGTACCGTATAATTGATGGTCGTTGTACAAATTGGTTGTATCATTGTTGAACCAAATTTGGTCTTGTGAACCGTTTGCTGCGGATGTATCTCTTAAAATTGCTCGTAATTGTAAATGAGTGTAGGTGCTAGGAATTGAGCTAAAAGTAATAGTGGATGTGTTTGAACTTAAAGTAGTCGTAGCAATAGACTCATAGGCGCCAGTGGGCGCCCATAGATGTCCGCTAACCTGTGAAGCGTAGATACCAAGAATAGGTGACATTAGGCAATATCTCCTATCACTAGCCAGGCATTAGCCGCAGTTTGAATTGCAGATCCTGCTGAGTACTGAACGCGAGTCTTGGGGGTAGCCGCAGTTACACCAACGGAAGTAAGAGTTACACCAGAGGCACCCGATACTGTCACCTGACCAGCTCCATTCTGTGAGAAGTTTAACACAGTTCCTACTGGGAAGGCTGTAGTGGCATTGGTTGGAATAGTCACTGCGATAGCAGAGGCGTTAGTCAAAGTAACTAAAGTGTTAAAAGAATCAGATGCAGCAAAGGTGTATGAGGTACCAGTCTGAGCATTGACGGTGACTGAGCCAATAGGTGAGGCTGCGCTAGAGATTAGGCTGACTGACATTACTGCTCCTGTCCAAATGCGCTAAAAGCGCAAGTACCATTAGTTGAGTAGATCGTGACAACATCTGTATTGGCAAGGGTTGCACCCACTGTCCAGGTATAGACACCGTTGGAAGGAATAGAGACGTTGTAAGCCTGATAATGCTGGTTAGCCAAAGTCGCACCTGCTGGTCGAACAGCAATGCGGATTGTGTCAGCAGTTGTGCTGGTATTAGATACATTGATTGTGGAGATAACGGTGCCGTTTGCTACAGCGCAGGTGTACAGCGTTGTTGCTGTAGCGGCGCTCGGATAAGACTGCCCTAGTACTTTAGTAGTTGCCATTACGCAATGTCCCCAATCAAGGTAAAGTTGTTACTTGATGTGCAAACCAAAGTTGCCGCGCTGTACTGTGCTCTCAACTTAGTACCAGTACCGGTAATTGTAACTCCAGCACCAGCCGCTACGGTGACTTGACCCGCACCTAGTTGCTGAATGTTTATTTGCTGACCTGCGGTAAATACTGATGGTGGAACTGTCAAGGTAATTGCACTTGCATTTGACAGAGTAACCAACTTGTTGAGGTCACTAGAAATCAGGGTATAGGTAGTACCAGTTTGAGCATTGAAGGAAAGATCAAGAGTAGATACTGCCGCAGCCCAAGAAGTTGCACTTCCATTTGTTGTAAGATACTTACCGCTATTACCAGTCTGTGAAGGTAATTCAGTTGGGGCATCAGCCCATTTAATTCCCTTAGCATCAGTGGAATCTACTGTAAGTATTTGACCGTTAGAGCCAGCACCTAACCTTGTAACAGTTGCAGATGCTGTGGCTACATAGGTGTCACCCTTAGTTGTCAAGGTAGCTGGTTGAACTGCTGTGTTAAAGAAATCAAGATCATTGCTAGTAAGTACGTGACGGACAGTTGCACCAGCCGCGTGAACTACACCAGAGGTACCTGCTCTAGCACGAGTAATTGTAAAGGAGTCAACCGATTGAGCGGTAATAAAGACAATTTCTTCATTAACTGTATCGGGATCAAGGGCTACTGTGAACTGATCTCCAGCAGTAAGTGTGATACCACCCATCAGGGTTGCACCAGTACCAGTTACCACTGTCATAGTTGTAGCACTAGATGAGACACCACCAGCAGCCAGCGTTGTATCAATGCTGGTGGATGAGAATTTACGAGTAGCCATTTATTGTCCTTCTACTAGCGGGTGTAATGAACGCGAATTGGGAAACGATCTTGCAACTTATTAGCCTCTTCTTGTAGACGTTGCTGGTATAGAGCAAAGACATACTTAGAAGAGGAAGCACCAGCATTTGAAGGCAGCTTAGTATCATTAAGGTCTGCTTCAGCACTAGATAGGTTAAAACGACCTGTATCAATGTAGGACAAGAGACGGTATGAAGCACCGTAGATAACTAGATCGCGGCAAGATTCTGGTAGACCAGTAACTGTTGCAAAATCATCATTGGCATTAGTCATAGTGTTTGGAATAATGGAGTAGTAAACTTGAACAGTACGACCAGGTTGAACCTTGTCATAGATGCTGACAGTCTTGGTTGTATTGAAGGCATTGGTATTTGCCATTCTGTCAATACGCCATCTGTTAATAGGTAGCCATTCTTTGCTAGGACCCACAGTTTGCCAAGAGACAAAGAGTACGTCACGAGCATCATCTGGTAATGGGTAAGTTACCTGTGCTGCGTTAAAAGTAAAGGTGGTTGAAGATACACCGAAGAGCTTTGGGTAGAAAGAGTTGATTGTGTCGTTAAGTGCTTTTTGAATATTTACTTTTGGGAAGGTAGGAGTCAGGGTTACTTGAGCATTGACTGCGTGTGGGGAAGGTGTAGTTCCGCCGTATCCTCGACCAAAGCCAGCGATTGCGTTAAGAGTTAAAGAGTTCTTATCAAAAGAGTTAATCCAAATAAGTTCATTATCAATTTCAATTACACCTTTAGCAAGGTTTTCAGCACTGCCAATAGTAATTGCTAGATCACTAGTACCGATACCACCAGCGTTGGTAAGGTTAGTAATGCGATCTTGGCGAAGCGTAAAGCCTGCGAGGTTACTACGAACCTCATCGGTCATTTGCTGAAAGGTTGCCATTTACTTTCTCCCTATAGAAATTAACATTGGTTTGGAGTCTTTCATCTTCTGGAGATAGCTCTAATGCCATCTCTCCGTATCTCAGCGCGGTGTCCCAATCTTCTAGTTGCCACGCTGAAATTGCTGCTAAGTCATAACCCATATGTCCCCAAGCCCAATTCTCGGACATAAAGTTTTTATACTTTTGTGTGATCTTTATACCTTCTTCGGCTGTAAAGAAACATTCTTTCCACTGCTTCATTATGTAATAATGATTAGCAAGTGCAAGGACTGCTTCCTTACAAGGGAATGTCTCCACTCCTTGTAAAAGGTATTCTTCTGCGTTCTTAGGATCACACTTTGCTAGGAAGCGAAGGGCATAACCTTTTTCCGCAGGAAACTCTGTGTACTTTAAGTACTCTTTAAGGACTTCTCTAGCCTCAAGGAACTTTCCTCGGTAGAATAATTCTCTGCCGTAGTAGTACAAAACCCTTGAATCTATTGGGTTTTCGTCGTATGCCGCAGCCAGCATATCTAAATACTGGGCACGAGATTTAGTATTATCAGGGAAGTGGTGAACTTCCAAATCTATGTCAAAGACAGTTTCTTCTAATTGATAAGGACTAACTACCTCGTGGATAGGATACTTCCACCGGTAGTTATTGCGAGTGTGAACTCGATTAGCATTAAATTCTACAGCAGCAGTTCCATCAGGATTAAAGTCCGTAACGATTCTATGCTGTGGTCTAGTAATGCCACCCTTGTCGTAAGCCTTTTGTAGTTCTTGTCTCCACCCAGGCTTGAGCATCTCATCCATATCTAGGATGATGCAGTAATCAATGTCAGCAGGTATTAGTGCCAATGCTGCATTGCGAGCATCATCAAAGCGCCAAGGCTTAATGCTAATGTTAAATACTTTAATGCCAAGTTTCTTGGCTATCTTCACTGTGTTATCAGTAGATCCAGTATCTGCTATCAAGTGGTAATCAGCTTCTTGGCTTGTCTCATACCAACGCTTGACGTGTTTTTCTTCATTCAATGCAATAGCGTAAATTGCTACCTTCAAAAGTCATTCACCTCTTTGAGTCGTAAATCCGAGAACGAGGGGAATTGCGTTACTAGATTAGGTTGAGTTATGTATGCTTTGTAACCTTCAGCCGATACTCTTAATCCGATGTCTATGTACCATTCGTAACCATCTAATTTACTTAAGAAGAATTGCACCCTAGCGGGGAGAATACAATAGGCTTGAGTTCCAGTACTAACTACTTGCTTGTGCCAGTGTTTATTTATTGGAATTAACTTTCCAGTATCTTTGGCAACTAATGCTCCAAGGTATAGAATGTCCCAGTCTTGGGGCAGTGTCTGTATTACCTCAGCAAACTTTTCATTAAAACCATCTACGAAATGAGCATCATCTTCTAGGATCAAAACTTTCTGACCTAGGTACTTCTTTAACACCGCAACGTGAGATTGAGTACCAGCGATAATAGGACTTATCTTTAATTCTTTGCCATCTATTGCAGAAAATCTTTCGTACTCAATACCCAACTCTTTGAGTTGAGCATCTACTTGTTCCATACGGTCACTGCGTCTATCAAGATTGATTACTACAACCTTGTCAAAATACTCATTAACTCGCACTAGATAAGTTTACATTCCGCCTAGCATAAGTGAGGTAGCAATCGCCGTGTCTGTGGTGGCATAGGTGGAAGAATCAAGCGACCCGTCACCTTTAACAAACTGAGTAGAAGTACCACCCGTAGTTACAAATTTGATAGCGGTTACGTTGCCATCTTTATCAACCTTGGCAAGTACGGTTGCCCCTGAGCTTTGCCATTCTGTAAGGTTTGCTGCTTGCGAAGCAACGCCTTTTACTACAAATGGAGTAACTGCTGCTCCTAGTGCGGTTGCTGTATTTCCTGGAGTAAATTGTGCAGTACCAGTTCCTACTGTAATTGTTGCGTTAGTTGTATTGGCAACAGTAAAGGAATAGGAAACGCCAGCCGAAACCGTAGCAACTGAGGCAATTTGATAAGTTCCGTTATAGCCTGATGGAGTAAATCCTGCAAGAATTACTTTTTGACTTACTCCAAGTAATTGAGCAGAAGCAGCGTATGTAAAAGTTGCAGTTGTAGAAGTGAAAGAAGCACTGGTCATAGTAATTGTGTATGAAGCAGTTGCAGAGGCAGTTCCGCCAGTTACTAATTGACCAGCATTTGTAAATACGCTATTAGATGTTCCTGCGTTACCAACAAAACGAGCCATTTCTACTGTTTGTCCAACGGTGTTTTGAATAACTCTAAGTTGAGTAGTACCTCCGTTATTCTGAACACTTAGACCAGAAGTCTGATTGAATACGTTGTTTCCTGTAGTAAAACCTGCGCTACCAGAAGTGAAACCACCAGTAGAGGCACTTACAACACCTGCGCTTGATACAGAAACCAAAGCAGTTCCTGCCGAGTTTTGCCATTCTTGCAAGTTGCCAGGAGTTGTGGCGTTTGCTTGAACTACAAGACCAATCGCAGAAGTAGCACCTTGAATTGTTTGTGGTGAATTTGTAAAAGTATTTGCATTAGCAAGAACTGCCACACCAGTTGTCGGATGAACGTGGTCAAAGGCAGATGCAGATGTGCCAGTACCGGCTGCTGCTGTACCTAGCGCAGATGGGTTAGTAGATGAAAGACTTGGTTGTGGACCAGTAGCTCCTGTGGGACCAGTTACTCCGGTTGCGCCTGTTGATCCAGTAGCCCCTGTGCTACCCGTACTACCTGTAGATCCAGTAGGACCTGTGGATCCAGTTGACCCTGTAGGGCCTGTGCTTCCAGTAACGCCTGTGGCTCCAGTAGAGCCAGTCGCTCCAGTGCTTCCTGTAGACCCTGTACTTCCTGTGTCACCAGTTGCTCCTGTCGCGCCTGTTGTTCCTGTTGGACCAGTCGGTCCAGTAGGTCCTGCAACCGTAGAGGTTGCTCCTGTAGATCCTGTTGCACCAGTGGCACCAGTTGAACCAGTAGGTCCTGTAGGACCCGCCACTGTAGATGTAGCACCTGTTGAACCCGTAGCGCCAGTGGGACCAGTAGAACCTGTTAGTCCAGTTGGACCTGTTGGTCCAGTACTTCCTGTACTTCCTGTGGAACCCGTAGAACCCGTAGAGCCTGTCGCGCCAGTAGATCCAGTACTTCCAGTCACACCTGTAACACCAGTGGCTCCAGTAGGCCCTGTAGCCCCTGTAACACCCGTATTTCCAGTAGGTCCTGTCGGACCTGTTACGCCTGTGGAGCCTGTAGATCCTGTGGCACCGGTTGATCCAGTAGCACCTGTTGAGCCTGTAGAACCAATGGGTCCTGTTGGGCCAATGCTGCCTGTGTTTCCGGTAGGTCCTGTACTTCCTGTAGGACCTGTGCTGCCAGTCGAACCCGTAGCTCCTGTGCTTCCTGTTGCACCTGTTGCTCCCGTCGAACCAGTTGACCCCGTTGGGCCAGTGGAACCTGTTGGCCCAGTTGGGCCAGCAACTGTGGAAGTTGCACCCGTTGAACCTGTTGGACCCGTTGAACCCGTAGGTCCAGTTGGTCCAGTGACACCTTGAGTACCTTGCGGTCCCTGATCTGCTGAAAAGACTACTGATGTTTGTGGCTGTGCTGACTCAATAATAACAAGAGTCTCGGTATTAGTTCCTGGTATTGTGAGAGTTGTTGTTACTGGATCAACGATGATAATAGCATCGCTCATACAGTTATCCCTGCTGTGACAATAAATCTGCCCTCTAACAATCGAGTGATAACTGAACCAGAGTTAAATACAAAATCGTATTCGTAAGTCTCGGCTTTAATGTTGGTATCAGTGGAAGTAAATGTAACAGTTGCTGTGGCTGTAGATGTATTAAGAACTACTTTTCCATTTGCTGTAGTAGCAAGCAAGCTAGTTGTACTAGAACCAGCAAAAGGGCGAACTGTCATAGTTGCTGTGTAGCCAGTCAAATTCCAAGGCACACCATTGGTTTCTACTTTGAATTGAAAATTAAATGTTGTCGCTTGAGGACATACTAGATTATAAGTCGCCGTCACGATGCCACCAATCCCAGAGCCGCAGAAGCCTCCAGACCATAAGTGCCTGCAATGTAATTACAGACACCAGCAAGGGCAAGCATATCTTTAGGATTCGTAATACCCGCAATGTAATTCAGCACTCCCACTAGATCGGTAATATTTCCAAGAGCAATAGACCTTGTGGCAGCCCAAGCCTGGGCTGCTCCTGCCTGATCTTTGTAAGCAGTAATAGCAGGATAAGTGCCACCATTAGCAAGACGGTTCAATTCGTCATTAAGCGTTGATCCAAATGTACCTAGTGGCACTTTATCCCCCTATTTTTTCTTAGTCTTATTGCGAGCAGATATTGCTGCTGCTTTCTTTTTAGCATCTGTTTTGCTAGATGCACCCCACGCTTGCAAAGATAAAAGCAAACGAGTTGGCTCTCCATTAGGTTTGCGCTCAGGTCCAGGATTACCGGCTGCACGAGCAAGGTAACTTGCTCTGCGTGGGTTATCACCAGATTTTACTGGCGGCTTTAAGTTACTGCCTTCTGCCTTAGCACTAGCTCGACCCTTAGCGTTTAGACCACCCTTGGGGTTCTGGCCTTCTTTACGTTGCCACGCTGGAGTCTTTGCCATTACATACCCTTCTTAACGCCTGTTACTTTCTTCAAACGTGGGTTAGCAGCAACTGCTTTCTTGGAGGCTTTCCTCGCACCCGCAGCAACTATTGCACCCGCACGTTCCATTGAGACACCTTGCTTGGCAGCAACTTTCTTGGCTACTGCTTTGAATCCTGGGTGCGCCTTCTTCATTCTTTCTCACCGAGTGTTTCTTCTCCCACTGCTGAGCCAGGAGCACCCGTCTGAACGTCATCGTATGTTGCATAGCCGCAACCACAGTTAGCACACATTATTTGCCTACCGATTTCTTGCCATTAGAGAACTTGGCAGTGTTTCCTTTAGTAGTTACTGGAGCTACTGTCATTGTTGATGGAGTAATTCCTGTTGTAGAACCCTTGCGATAGTTAGTGGTCTTAGTAGACTCAGCCCCGCCATCGCCTTTCATTGCTTTTGCGAACTTCATTTATTGCTCCTGTTTCTACTTAAGGACCACTAGCCCTTAAATCCCATTGTGTTGCCATCAAAGGCTCTGCCTACTTCATTGCTTACTGCCATAGCATTGTCAATGTCTTTCTTCCTAGTGGAGACTGGCTCGACACCTTGACGCAATGCGTCATAGTAGGAAGTTAGTTCTTTCTCGTCTTTCTTGATTCCGTTCATAGAAGCGTTAGTTCTAGTAGGCGTAGCACCGCCATCAATCATTGGCATATTCTGGCGTAAGCATTGAGCATAAGAATCGTGATCTTTGGTTTTGCAAGATGCTGTGCAGGACATTATTCTACAATCGGTTTTAGGCAGTATCCGTAACCTGCGTTAATTAAAATTTGCGCTTGTGCGTCTGTCAGTGTGTACTCGTGACCGCCAAGATAGTAAGCATCAGCGTCAGCAAGAGTATTTTGGTAAGGGTACATATTCGCTTCAACACTAGTACCGTTAACAATTAAAGTTAGTGGGCGACGAACATCTGTCATATACGGAGGAATGTCTCCAGTACTGGTTCCACCGGTAATTGGGCGACCAGCTAAGCGAGAGTACTTATCAGGCCAAGCCTTGCCTGCGCCCCAGGTTTGCCACTCCCAAGGTGATGTAAATGAATAAGCCATAAATTCCTCTCAAGAGATAGGGCGGGAGCCGAAGCCCCCGCCCCTCCCATTAGCAAGTTAAGAAGCTGTTGCCGCAGACTCAATGCGGTAAAGTGCTGCTTCACGGAGGCGATTAAAGCCACCAAAGTAGTACCAACCGATTGTGTGGAAGCGACGCAAAGCGTCAATCTGTGGTCCAATGACAGTTGAGATGTCTTGGCCTTGTGCTTCAGCAAGTGCTTCACGACCAGCAACAATCGCCTTGTAGACGTTTACGGCTGGTGAGTTTGTGTTAATTGCATAAGGAACGCGAGGTGTTTCAACAACGAACGCACCTTCGATAACACCAACAGCGCCTGCAACGAACGGAGTGCGATCTACGTACTTTGAAAGTTCCTGGAATCCACCAGTACCAGTCTCAGCACGAAGGTCAGCGGTCTGACGTGGGTGCAAGAAAGCAGCATAGAGTTCGCCAATACGAGGCAAAGCCTTGTTTGTACGAAGCTCAGTGACGGCCTCGCGGATGTCCGCGACGCGCATCTTATCTGCTGCTGTGATTGTGTTTGTTGAAGTTGCAGTTGTTCCTGCGTAGACAACGTTTGAGCCAGAAGTAAGAACTGAGGCTACAACAGAGTCAATAGAATCTGCAGCGTTATAGGCGATGATGTCAGCAAGTGCTGCATCAACGTCGTTGAAAGAAGTTAGGTTTAACTTCTTAGTTGTTGTTACGGCTGAACCGTACTCGTTAAGTGTTACGGTAATCTGATTTGGATTACCTAAAGCAATGCTGTTAACATCAGATGCTTCTGTCAATGTTGAAGTAGCCGCAGCTAGATCAGAATAGATTGAGAATACAACTGACGAACCTGGCATTGCTTGCTGTACTGGCTTGACATCTGCAATCGAACGCATTACTGGAATGGAACGAAGTGCCATACGAACGTATTGGTCATACGCTGTTTGGACTAGATTGCTGATGGCTGATGTACCCGTAGGGGTACCTCCTGGAACTGCCATTTGGCTTCTGCCTTTCGTTTAGAAGTTAGAGTCCAGACTGCCGAATAATGTCGTCTAGTTCTTCTTTACTGTTAGCTGATAAGAGTTTATTCAGAACGTCATCACTAGAATCAGGGGTTAAACCTTGATTCATTGCGCCGTTCATCTTCTTATAAGCCGCAGCTTGAACTGGATCTACAGCAGACTGGTTGGATTCAGTGGACTCAAATCCGAAAACATCACTGTTTTCATCGAGCCACTTAGACAAAGACTCCTCAGTTGGGTCTAAGTCCGATGGAATGAACTTAGCAATTTTGCTATTCACTCCGCGAGATTCGAGGACGTCTTTAACTGCTCGTTCTCTTTGGGCTTTGGAAAGTTCACCTAACTTGGAGTTAAACTCCGTTAGTTCTTTTTCCTTTTGCTTCAACTGCTTACGCAGTTGTTTGACGAGATCATTGTTATTGCTTGACTCTACTTGCGTAAAGTCATCATCGTCGTCCTCGTACTCTAAGTTGGACATAGTCCATCTCCCATTCGTTTAGTTGTTTCGCGGACCACATACAGATTTGGGGACTTCCTGTATGGCTTCCACTCCTGGTAATTAATGTCGCTCTAACGGGCCAGTCGTTCCGTTAGCAGGCTTTACTTAGTAGGCACCAGCTCCTGGTTGACCTAGCATATAGTTTGATATCGCTCTATCGCGGTTCAAAGCACCAACACCGGAGGAGCCACTAAATTGTGCTTGCTCTAGTGCGGTAAGTTTCTTACGTCTTGCAGTTGCATCGGCTGCTCCTGCTGTACCAAAGACTTCAGCTTCTGCTGTGCCTTGTGTATAAGGTTTTTGGTTATAGATGTCAGCAAGTTGTGAACCACGAGGGGTCATCTCTGCTACGTTGGCATAACCTTGTTGGGCTTGAGCCTTGGTAATTCCATACTGAGCCAATGCTTCTGCACTTCCTGCGGAAGTCATTAAGTTCTGGTTAAGCGCAGCGCCACCAATTTCAGCAGCAGTTACTTTGCGCTTGATACTATCAAGACCATTAGTTGGATCAAGGGTATAAGCCAAAAGGTCTGAAGTATTAATGTCAGGGTAGAATTGCTTTAATGCGTTCATCACATTAGGATCTGAATTAAGAACTCGTTGTTGCGCTGTAGTAATGCGGCTTTCTAATTCAGAAGCAGATACGTCATTAGCAATCAACTTAGTCATACCAGCTTGGGTACCCATAGAGTCTTTGCTGTAATAAGAAGCAGGCAGTCCATAGTTACGCATAAGGCTCTGGTATTGATCCTCAAGGCCAATGTACTCTGCTGGAGTCAGGGCGGCTAGTCCCTTATTAATACGATCTTGGTTGGCAGAAAAGCGTTGTTTGTAAGCATCGGTGTTTTGTAAACGAAGAGAGAACTCAGAAGGTGAGATGTTTCCATCTGTAACTAAACCTTTTAATGGTTCTACCAAAGAACCTAAGCCATACTTAGTAAATTCTGAATAAAGAAGATCGTATGCAGATTGACGACCAGTATTATTTTGGACAACTGGTGTTGCTGCTGGAACAGTTGCTCCTGTAGCACCGGTACTTCCAGTAGCGCCAGTAGGCTTAGTAGCACCAGTACCCGAAGTAGTCAGAGTAGGACCTGTAGGGCCACTAGGTTGATTAATAGGGATAATGGTTCCGCCAACATTTCTATAAGTTGGATCGGTTGCTGTGGTTGCGCTTGCTGTTGGAGCAGGACCTACGCCACCAAAGTATCTACCTAAAGCTGCTGGATCAACAGTTGCCATCATTACCCCTTGAATCCGAAGTCTTGGAGGACTTTCATAGCAGCGTCAGAAACTGTTTGGTGAGCATTGTCTGTGTATTGCCAACGGTCATCCTTACGGAGCGCCCTATTGAAATCATAGGTTGTCATTTCCTTATCGGGTCCAATAGCCATACGCAAAGTTGGGTCACTAAGTTGAATGTCATTAGGATTAAGTTCTAAGGTTGAAGCCATTAAAGTTTTGTATGGAGAATAAATTGTTGCTAAGTCTGTGCCTTCATTCATCATTTGCTTGACGCTATCTGGCATACCCATAGCTGCTATTTTTCTAATACCATTTTTAATAACAGTAATGTCTTTTCCATTTTGCACATCATTAGCCCAAGTATCTAATTGAGCCTGATCTATTGGAAGTCCATTAGCCCGAACTGTTGCCAAAAGATCTTGTGCTGTAGTAGATCGAGTATCTGATTTCTTAGTTGCAAACTCAGATGCAAATTGAGGTAAAGTACGAACTGCATCAGTAAGAAATTGAGCAACATTAAGACCACCAGTGTATTGATTTACACCACCAGCACCTGCAACTACACGATTAGCATTTTTAGGATCTTTTTGTGCTTTGTTAAGCGTCTTAGTAAGAGTTGAAATTTCTTTAGCAGTTGCATCTCTATTAAGTTCTGATTTGAATACTTGATTGATGTATGCTGCTGCTTCAGTTGGGCTAGATACAGTAGTGGTTGGAGTAGTACCACCAGTACCTGTTCCAGCGCCTGCACCAAGTGCTGCAGCTTCATTTGCTTTGGCTTTAAGAAAATCGTCAAATCCTTGTTCTGCCATTTTTGCGGTAGCAAGTACTTTGTTGCGACTTTGATTTTGTGTAATAGCAGATTGATAAGCAGTAACTAATTGTTCATTATAAGTACCAGTAAGTGGCACAATAAAGCCAGCAGCTTTAAGACCCTTTGCTATTCTGAGACGATCTGCGTCACCCATACTAATAAGGGTTGGCGCAGCAGTGCTTATTTCAGTTGCATAATTACGAACTACTGCATCTGGTGTAAGACCACCGCTTCCAGAAATAACACCACCAGGAGCAGGACTTGGTTGAAAATCCGGTTGCTTCTGAACTTTTGTAATTGTATTTTGAACCGCTTGTTGTTGCTCTGGAGAAAGATACTGGCTGATTCGTTGAGCCTCAGCAATGCCTGCTGCTTTTCCTTTTTTCTTTGCCGCTACATCAGCCGATACGATTGACTCTTTATTGGCATTAAAGTATTCAGTTGCGGTAGATTTGGCATTGTTAAAAGCATCTTCTGCTTTAGTAGCCAAAGCAACAGCAGCAGCATAACGCTTCTTGGTATCCTCGTTTGTATTTGCAATTGTCTTTAGTTCGGAAACCTTGCCTTGTAAATTAGATAGTTTTTTACGAGCAGCGACTACTTTTGGTTCGCTCTTAAGGTATTCATTAAGATTTGCAGCCATTAGTTTCTCTCCTCTCGTATCTTATTGGCGAAGCATTGGTGCAAACAAAGAATTGTATGCAGCTAATGCGTTCGGGTTATTCGCGGCTATTGCCTGTAATTCAGAAGCAGTATTGGTCTTTAAGGAATCTTTATACTGTTGAGATACTCCGCTACCTGGTTGGCTAGCAAAATCTCTGTTTGAGGTATAGGCATCATAAGAATCAAGCATTTGCTTTAAGACATTACGGGTGCCAGATTCTGCGGTTACGTTAGAATCATTAAGCATTAGACGAAGATCATCAAGTGCTCTAGTGCGCTCGATTGCTTTTGCAGCACCTGAACCAAGTTGTTCTTGAAGCAAGGGCCTTGCGCCCTTGAACTGATCTGACCAAGTCTGCCATTGATCTCTAATTTGACGCTTGACATCTGTTGACATTGCAAAACTAAGTTGTTGGTCAAACTCATCTTTTTTGGCATAGTAAGTCTGTGCATCTTTAGCCACAGATACTTGACGGAGAAAGTCTGTAACTGTCTTGTTAGATTTAAGACCTTGGGTTGCCAGTAACTTGTAAGCATTAAAATCAAACTTGCCCACTTGTGGAATTAAGAAAGCTGCTGCTTCTGGGTATTGAGCCAGTAGTTTTTGGTTTTCTTGAACCCAACCATTTGCACTGCTAACAGCGCGAACATTAGCTACAACATTGCTTTCGGACTCAGATACGGTGTAAGGCATTTGATCTGGGAAGAGTTTAATCCAGTCTTGAGTAGCCTTATCAATATCACCGTTGTACTGGGTGATGAGGTTATTGAATACTTGCTTATAACTAGTACGTCCGTTATCGCGCACCCACTTAGCCATATCTGACTTGAGAGTAACTTGAGGGGAAGCAGGAGCAAAGAATCCAAAGCCAAAGCGTAATCCCAAAATAGTAAGGGTAGATGCTTGTAATTTATCTTGGTACTTTGCAATCTCACCAGCAGTTGGTGGGATTTCTTCACCAGTTACTGGATCTACTTTTACATCAAGTCCGTGACCTGAAGCCTCAAGGTAAGTTGCAGCTTTACGGGCAGCAGATGCGTACTGTGAATTACGTTCATCCGCACTAAGAGTTTGAAGTAAACGATTTACGTGAGCAGGTAGAATGGCAGAGATCATAGGTTGATCTTGACCATAGTTACCAGTCAGGTATTGCTCTAAATCTTTAACTTGTGGAATAACATTGCCAATCATTTTGATTGGAACGCTGGCTAAAGGACCCGCAAAAGTTGGAAACAGTGAGTCTGGGTTCATAGATGGTGTAATCATCTTGAGTTTGCCACCAAACTCCACTGGAATTGGAACTTGGAAAGCATCTTTAACACCAAAAATGTGCATTACCTTGTTCATTACCTTGTACACAGGGGTTAGTCCTGGGTAAAAGAAGTACTGATCCCCATTATCATCGGTTTGCACAAAGCCAGAGTGAGCAATTCCTTCATAAATAAGGCTTGCTCTAGTTAATGCTTCTGGATTGTACTTAACTGTGCGATAAACGCGGCGATAAAAGTCCTCGGTAGCTCGATAGAAGCGAGCAAAGTTACGAGCAGACATAGCAAGTTGGCTACGAACAGCAGGATTATCCACATACTGTAGTACTCGGCTCTTTGCCATTTCTTCTGCAATAGAAACTAAGTGACGCTTTGCTGTTTCTTGAGCCATAACGAGGTTATCACCAGTAAGTCCAGCAGTCATCTGATCTAGGTAATGCTTATCAAAACCTGAAGAGACCATATCCTTACGAATACGAATCATAGCGTCAATAACAATAGGCTCACGAGAAAAACGAGCATTAGATTCGCCCATATAGTCCCAAGCCTTGTCTACCAAACTTGAAGCAAAGTTACCGGTATCTGATACTGGTACTAGCGTCGGGCCGTGAATAAAGGTAGGTGCAAGGTTAGCTGTTGATGGTAGATCTTCCAAATGAAGGTCAGCAGTAGAGACTCTGCTGATTCCTTTTTCATCTACTCTTACTACTTTCTTTAATAGATCTTGGTTAATTGTTCCATCTGCTTTTGAATAAAGATTTTTTACTGCGTCGTATGCTCTCTTGGAATGATCTTGAGTAGTCAATCCGCGTGAGTAAAGTTGAAAACGACCTCGTTCAACATCTGTCAAACCATTAAGGTATTTAGTCATTTCAGCAATAGCAGTTTTTTCATCATTAAGGTTTGCAACTGCAATTTTTGCTAATGAGTCATTACTAGTAATACCAAGTTGAATTAACCAAGAAATTCGGCTCTGCTTGTTAGCTACTGGGTTCATCTGAGTAAAGCTCTTATCGCCAACTGATTGCTTGTACTTTACGCCGTTAATTTCCAAAGCGCCCATTTTGCCAAATTTAGAGACATCATTAGTAGTGCTTAAAAATTGATCTCCACCACGAAGGGCATTTTTGCCACCTTCTGATACGGCAGATAAAACTTCATCAAGGCGACCATAACGAGCGATCTCTGCAAGAATCGCAGAACCTTCTTCATCTAGTTTTGCTGGTAGGCCGTGTTCCAAAAGAGCATTAACCATTATTGTACGAGTGGCATTAACATCGCCGTTGGCGATTGCTTCAGCAATTTGCTTTTGGTATTTATCAGTTTGCTTACGCATAACAAGTTTATTAATAAAACCAAGGTTGCCTTGTGCTTCTGCTTGACGCAGTTTGGTAGAAAGGAAACGACCTTTAACCATTCCCCAAGTAGAATCTCCTGCGGCAACGTGCATCATAAGATCTTCTGCTGCGTTACGTACTGGGAATCGAGGACCAGCCAAAGTTCCAATAGACCACATTGAGGTCATCTTCTCAGCCCACTTTTGATGAGACACTCCCATAATCTTTCCGATAAGACCGGAACGAGCAGATAAGCGATCTAAGTCTGCAATAGAAGGAACAGCCATAGCGGTTGACAACTGGTGTGGAAAGAGAGCCATCTGTTCGCCATCAATGTTTGATGGGCTGACGTGTTCAGTAACAATGTTACCTAGGCTATCTACCTTATTAGCAATAATGTCTGCTGAGTAACGCTTCTCTAAACCTTTACCAGCAAACTCAGACATATAACTTTGTCCAGATTCGGTACGAGATACTCCGCGAATTTCAGCAAGGGTATTCCATACACCAGTAAAGATTTGTTTCTTTTGGCCTTCATCGCCAGCAGCAAATGCTTCAGCAATAATGCGTGAATGGTAACGAGTGTTTGCTAGTCGAGCAAGGCGGTAAACTTGTGTCTGAGCATCACGAGATGCCACATCAAAGAATCCATCTTTGAAATACGGGATAGCAGTAAACTTTGCTGCAAAGCGGTCAATCTTTCCACCGATTTGATTAAAAGATAAACGCATAGCACCATCTTGTTTGAACTTACCTACTTGGCGCTCTGCTGCGCCAATGGCTTCTGCGTTCTGTGTAAGACCAGTAAGGATCTCTTGAGTTTGAATGTCCCGATCACCGTACAAAGCGTTAACAAGTTTTTGTCCTACTTTGTCAATGTTAAAGACTTTATCAGTTGCAGTAAGAGCCATTACGCGAGCGCGACGAGAAGCATCTAAGCGAGGGATCAAAGGTGTCTTACGAGCTGATTGACCTTGTAGAATCGCTGATACGTCAACGTGGTTTTGTAAATAGTTACGAGCAGTAGTTGCGTCTTTAACGCCTACTTTAATAAATTCATCTACTGCTGTAGGACCAAACTCAGGAGCTAGGCGACGCAGTTGAGTGGAGTGGATCTCCATTGCCTTGACATCTCCTGCTTTACGAGCAGTAGCAAGTTTATCAAGTTGCTCGCCATAGGTATTAAAGAAATTTACAACTGTTGGCTTTGCAAATACTTCGTCTAATTTCTCAGCGTTACCGACAATCTTAAAGAGTGCATAGTTAGCAGCATCGTAGGCTTTCTTGGCTTTGCCAAGTGCAAGAGTAGGATCTGCAAATACTCGGTATCCTGCATCTGCGAAACCTGAGATACCTTTGTATAAAGCACCTGAGCCTTCCATACCTTCTGGAAGAAGTAAGTTTGCTAACTGGCGACCAGGAGAATACTTAGCTGCTTGAACTGCATCAAGTGTATCTTGAAAGAGTGGGTCTTTCTTCTGTGCTGCAATAGAGGCAATTTGCTTTTCGGCATCTGTACCAGTTGCAAGAATTGAATCTAGTGATTGACCAGAGGCAACCTTAGTTGCCACAGAAACCATATCCTTGCCGTACTTTTGTTCAGCAGCAGCAATACGGTTTGGACTAAATACTTTATCGCCTTTGTCATTAGCAATCTGAAAGGCTTTACTAAGGTCTACACCTTGATCTACAGCAATGGCACCAGTACGATAGATACGAGTCATAAAGTCAGAGACTTCGTTAAGCGCTTTGAATGGTGCAGCTATTGCAGTTTTGGCTGCGCTAGTTACATAATGAGCAGCGTCACCTAACCAGCCAACAGGACTATTGTTACCACCAAATAAGGCAACGTGTGCATTTTGTTGATCTTGTGGTTTCTGAGCAAAAGCAACTTGTGCTTGTTTTTCAGGCATAGCAAGAAGGGCGCGGTGGGAGTCTAGTAGTTTAGATAGACCATCAACTTGTGACTTCTGTTGTCCATTAAGTCCCGCTTGGATTGCGGCTGAATCTAAATTTGGATTAGCCACTACATACCTCTAGCGACTGCTCGCTGATACAAAATACCTATCTCACCAGATGTGTCAAAGGGAAGCATTTGTGCAAGAGTGTCAGAAAGTTTTGCTTGAGCAAATTGGGATTTCATTGTTAATGCTTCAGAACCTGCACCGGCACCAACATCTATACCGTGAGTAACGGGTTCTTGTGGTCGCTCAGTTGGAGCATAAAGAGAAGTAGGCGCTTGTCCAGCAGATTGCGCTGCTTGGCGTACTTGTGTATTAGTAGCACCGCGTACATCTGGAGTGCTGGCTAATGGAGCACCAGACTTGAGTGCATCCATAGCGACTCCGTCGCCATAAGAATCTGGCTTAAATTGTAAGTCTGTTCGCTTTGCGAATTTACCAGGACCTGATACACCCTTAAGTGGGTTGGTGCTGTCAGCTAGCGCCATCTGTATCCTCCTCGATAGTTTCTAAATCTGATGTCATCTCTTGCCAAGCACGATTAATCTTGGTCTTTCGGTTAGCGTGGTAAATAGAAAGCTCCATTACTTCGCTTGTAAAGACTTCCACACTCTGTGCAATGTTGTGCATAAAGCCTGCGAGTATTACAAGAAAATCTGCGAAACGTACTGGACGCGGAAGGTTGTCGTTATCCACGCCCAGTACCCCTCACATAAAGAATTTTATTAACCCTTTTTTACTTTGTTGCCTGGCTTAGCAGCTCCTGCGAATGGAGCCATAACTTTACCGCCAGATACCTTGTCTCCTGCCTTCTTGCCTTCAACTGGCTTAGACATTGATGCTGGTGCGTGTGTTCCTTTTTTCATATTCACCTCCCCTAGTACTATGCCGCGCCGCCGATTGATGCGAGCAATGATGCAATGTCTGGTCTGCCTTGAGGAGCGCCGCCAGCAGCAGGGGCCGCACCGCCAGGTTGTACTGGAGTAGGCTGCGAGGCAGGGACGGGGGCCGCTCCTGCTACCGGTGGTTGCATCCCCATTGCTGGAGTTGCAGGTTGTGGTTCCGGCGCAAACGCCTTCTCCACAATGTTTTCAATTTGCATACCCTTTTGGCGACCCTTAATCATTTCAGCAAGTGAGGTAATGATCTTTGAAGGATCTTGACCTTGTGCTACTAATTGAGGAATTGCTTGAGCAGTTTGTGATACAGCAAGACGAAGCGCATCGCGCATCTCTTCAATGTCCACTTTCTGTTCTTCTTGGGTAACGTTAATTTCCACTGGGATCTCGCGTCGTACATAATCACGTGATACTAACTTGTCGGAACGCATCTGTAGCAATGCAACGATTGCATTGTTTGGATTCATACCAGACATAATGCCGTAACGAACATCTACGGTGTAATCTTTTGCGATTGCCTTAGCAGGTGAATACTTTAATGTAAACGGTGTGCCATCATCAATGCCACGAATTTCTTTGATTCTGTTACCAAACATCTTTTCATCAACGCGGAAACACATTGAGATAAGATCGGTAAAGAGTCGAGCAAACTGTGCTTGTGCTGCTTTGATTTGTGAGTCAAAGCCTGCTTGTAGAGCTTGTACACCACGACCTGTTACAACGGAAGCGTCTAGGTTTCCAGAACGAGACTCTGGGTAACGAGCGCCGATACGAAGTTCGCGCTCCAATACACCGGACTCTTGGAACACTCCTGCTGGAAGTTCCAAAGGAACGCGACGGATCTGCTGTGGGTTAGCAGAGCGCATAATAGAATCAGGGCCGAGCGCCAGTTCTTGTACATCTTGAGGTATGGCAATAGGTGCCTGAATGGATTTCTCGGCGGCCTGAATCTGAAGTACTGCGAAGCGAGCGCGGGCTAATTGCACTGCAAGGATGTCGTCAAACTGACCACGTGCTTCACCATCAATGGAGGAGCGCATAGCTACTTTAACTAAACACTCACCTACTGGGTTAGGTACGCGAGATAGAACTAAGTCTTGACGATCTGGTACATAAATTAAATCTTGATCTTTGTCGTGGTAGCGAACTAATGAAAGATAAGGAGAACCTGGGGTAAAGGTATTGTTCTTCATTAGTTGATTTCTAAACTCTGGATACATAGCAGCCAAAGTTTCAGCGTCCATACCAACGATCTGTGTTAAGGACAAGCAACGACCAAAGCGATCTACTTCAGGATAAGCACCAAATGGGTTAATCAACTGAATGATTGGATCGTTTGTTTCGTAATCTGTATCAATGCGCCCAATGAGCATACCGTAGGTGTTATACCAATCGGCACCGGTATACATCTGAATCTGTAACTCACTACGATCTACATAGTAGTTAGCAATTCTTGCCCGTAGGTCTGCTGCTTTGCGAGCAGTATCAGAAACCATATTGGTTGCAGAACAGTTGAATGAGGGCAGTGGTGCCATAGCTTCTGCTAAGTCACGTGCTGCCACGTCAATCATATTTGCAACTAAAGGCTTTGGGTACTCCTCAGAGAACATCGAAGGGTAGACCTTAGAAATGTCTCCCTGTCGCGCTGAAAGCACGTCGCGCATACGACCATCACGCGAAGCGTATTTGGTTTGTAAGCGACTTACCTTAGCGGTGATCTCTTTGACTGATAACAATTATTTGTCCTTAGAATCCTTGGTCGGTGCGACCAGCAACTTTAGTAGGCCATTCAATTTTGTCATTTGCTGTAGCTTCTGCCTCGGCTGCGCTGTATCTGGCTTCAACCATTGGATTAACTTGTGGGGTCATTACTGCACCCTTGTCAATGTATTCTTCTTCAACAGATTCTGTTTTGTAGCTTGGAGTAATCGCCATTATTTCTTTCCCTTTTTCTTCATCATTGCCATACCAACTTTAGTTTCACGAGCCTTCTCAGACTTTGACTCGCCCTTTTTCATTTCCATCTTCTTAGTTGCTTTTGGTTCTGTCTTTTCGTAAGCAGCGTAGGCTGCCTTTTTTGTAATCTTCTTTGCTGCTGCCATTGTTATCTCCTTAGACGAAGTACTTATTTTGATCTGCTAGTAGTTCGTCTATGTTGACGACTACACGTTTTTTCATTTCAGCATTTGACAAGAACGGGTTACGCATATGATGCTTTGCGTACTGTCCGTAGTTGAGCATCTCTCTGGCTCTGATCTCACAGAACCACAGCGCCATCACCATATCGGTTTTGCCTTTAGTAGTAGGCGACCACGTAATCAACTGCTCTACTAGAGCCTTGACGTTTTCTGTCTGATCGCTAGGCAGGTGGATAAGATTATCTCGGTGGTGCTTTCCATCTGCTTGTTTACTACCAAAGAGGGTGGACAAAGATGCCACACCGAATCCTGCGTCCCACTTGTTATTGCCAGTGGTGTGTTCTCGAAGATGCACACCTCTAGTATTCAAATGCTGACGGATACCTTCGTCTTGAGTAAGGAAGGCTTGAAAGGCGTTCTTCTCAATGATCCACTCGCTAGGGTGGTAGATAGAAGTCCAGTTAAAGATTAACTCTCTAATAGCCGCAGGGCTTGGACGGGTAATCTTAATTACATCTAGTATGTATCGTTTATGGGTATTGCGATCAATAGCGTAAGCTACTGCTGCTGTATCTCCCACAATAGCGGGGTCAAGTCCTGCAACGATAACAAAGTTATTAAGATCTTTGGGATGACCTGGAGCATCTGGGTTTAATGGACCAGACTTTCTCATTCCATCTATAGAACCACGAACAGATACTGGATCAAAGATGGCATCATCGGAGATGTCTTGTTGTTGATAGACTAGCGCCCAAGTTGGGGTGTCCATCGCTTGGCGTTCGTTGTAAAGGTTGCGACCATTCCAACGAGGATAGAGTTGATCCTCTGTCTTATCTTCATCCTTTTGACCATCAAAGGGTTGGTCACTGAAAGGCCATAGCGTTACCCACTCATCAGGGTTCTCATTGGTTTCAAGTAGTGCCGGCATAGCCAGATAAGTCCAAGGGATAACTCCGCCTGGGTATCTATCGGGATTGCGTAACTCTCGGTATAAGTCTACTGAGGCTACACGGGTTCCAATAACGATTAACTTACCCGTAGGGTTAAGACGGGATCGAACGTCTTGGGTTAACCACTTGATCTGTCGTTCAAAGTCATTAGCGTTAGATAGAGTCACCGCGTCGTCCACGATAATCATATCGGCGCGTTTACCGTAGATCTGACCGCCGATACCGACTGCCTCAATGTTGGGGTCTTTCTCACCAGACTCTCGCAGCTCATCACCAAAGGTGATACGAGTTGCTTGCCACGAGGCGCTCTTTGAATTAAACCCGACACCTGCTGCATAGGCCGATTGGAGATCGGCATACATTGGGTGGGTAAGGCGCTGCTTGATGGCGTACAAGAAGTCTGCCGCAAGGCGCTGAGTTTGAGAAACTATCAGGATGCGGTAGTTAGGATTCTGGGCGATCTTCCAAGTCACATAGTCAACCGTGATCGTAATTGACTTTGCGTGGTTAGGCGGAATGTTTAAGAGGATGCGGTTTTCCCCGACACCTTTTTCGTATTTCATACTGGGGTGTAGCCAAGCAGGGTCACGACCCTCAATTACATCTACTAGGTTCTGCTGGTGTGGAAAAGTCTTTTGGTGTAGGAAGCGCCCACGAAACTCAGCAAAGGTAATGTCGTGTAAGTCACCGGTTGCAAACTTCTTATCTTTAAGTCCTAGGCGAGTTCGATCTACCTTGTCTGCAAATACCTTATCGGTGCGACGGTAGTACTCATAAGTCTTGAGAGACTTTCCTGCCTGACCACACGCGGACTCTATAGTGTTACCTTGTGCGACTGCGGCGAGGATAAGTCGCTTGGCTATGTCTGCTGAGTTCTCGCTAATGGGGTGACTTCCTTTAAGTGGCGCGGCGTGAGTGCCTTCATCTTATTACTAGGGGAAGTATTTAATTTCATACTAGAGATAGACTGCACCCAACTAAAAAAGGTGCACCGCACCTTACGGTGCATTAGCACCCGAACGAGCTACAGCGAAGTGAGGGGTAAGATAGTCCTCGTCCCTAGGGGGACTCGTAAGAGTCACCGCACAGGTAAAACTCACCACTCGCGGTTTTACAGCCCCTATATAGTATAAGGCAGGAAAAATAGGTGATTTCCCGCTTTCTAGTAAAAATACTTCTACTTTGTGATGCAACTCACTACTATAGTATACCAATACGGACATTTCTTTCACTTTAGGAAATATATCTATCTACGGTACATAACACACAAAGACAGAGAATTAAACAATGGGGGGTCGCGTTTTCCCCCTGCCAGAGCCTTGCCTGCCCCTGCTTATGGAGGCAAGCGGTGGCAGATCGTAGCCGAATGAGAGCAGGAGGGGCTTAGTAGGAGGGGCAGGGCGGGCTAACAACACGGCACAATCTCCCCCCGAAACAGAGAACCCAAACCCTACCCAATGCGTCTAAGTAGTAATGGGAACGAACCCAAGCCAAGGAAAGGAACACCCAATGAATACCAAATGGATCGAAGAACTACTTTCAAACCTGCCGAAAGCAGAGCCAATGAACGAGGCAGACCGCCTCCGCTTTCAACAGTTCATTGAAGAACTTACTAACGATTCCACGAGCTAAATGGACAATTACCGGTATTTTGTCTAACTCTCATCCTGGTATTGATAGATCAAAAGCTGAGCAAACGCCTTCCCTGCCTAGGGTAGCCTCACCCATCTTTCTGTTATGCTTGGAGAGTGGAAAACCCCCACATCGAAGAGGAGATTAAATAATGGCAACAACCTTTCACTTAGGCGATTGTATGCAAGCCTGCAATAAATGTATGGATAACTATCACGAGCAATTTATAGGAGGCGTATGTCCTACCTGTTACACCGAAGTAACTAGCAAGGGCGAGATTAACGCCGATACTTATGCACTACTAACCGCAGACCTACCAAGAGGAGAATAAGACTAATGAGCAACGCCTACCGCTTGACGATTGATTTCACAACAGATCGCAAGATCGCTACCGAAGAGATAGAAAACCTGCTCAATCAAGTAATCGCACAAGTAGAGGAGCCTGTGGACGAAGAAAGCGCAGACGCAGACTATTCCACCCAAATCCAAGAAGCCGAATTAGTGGAGATAATCTAATGAAACCGAAAGAAATTGCGCTTTCTTGCCTAGCCGTTGCAAGTCTTTTGCTCTTGGCTTTTGTTGCTTATTTTGATTTCACACATCACGCCGTGTATTCGAAGAAATGCACGATCACACCTGACGGTGTGAAATGCCAATTAGATCACTACGAAAGGAACAAATAATGGAAAACCAGGAAATAAAAAACAAACTAACTAACCTCATCAACACAACAGAAAGTTACCTCAAAACAGAATCTTCAAAAACTTACGACGATTCAAACTATGTAAACCACCTAAAAGGCGAGGTTTCGGGCTACAAAATCGCGCTTGAATTACTAGAAAGGAATTAAGGCGAAACACCCCTTTCGGGGTGTCGTGAGGTAAACGCCTCACCTGATGAGCCTAGGTGAATCTGTAAATGGAAAAGGAAGAACAAATGGAAATAACTAATCAAATGCTAGAAAAGCGTGTGGAGATGATAAGCGAATACCTCACCGAACTTGGATTACTAGAGGGGGAGGAATTAGAAAGTGAATTTTCCTCTATGTGTACGCCACACCTAATTCTTCAATACGGTAGCCCCACCTATGGCAACGCTTGGCGAATCTTCGCAACAGGTGGCACTAAATACCGATCTGCTCACTACGATCCGCTACACCTCACACTTGGTTACATCGGATGGACAAGAAAAGAGGCTTGGCAAACCCTGACAGGAATTTACACCACCCTGTCGGCTCTTGATTGGCAGAAAAAGCAAAAAGCTTTCAAATTGGAGGAATCAAATGTCGGTTTCTAATTCCCAAAAAATCGTTTGGAAATCTGAAGTCACTAAAGAAATGGTGGCAAGCCTGAACAATAAAGAAATTGAAACCCTAATTGATTTACTAGATCAAGCCGTGCAAGAAATCTGCGAAAATTGGGGGACAAAATGACGATTGAAAAAATCGCCCATAGTGGGGCTTACAAGATCACAGGCGCACTTGAAACCCAAGACGACACTATCTTCCTCACCCGTGTCTATTACGGCTACACCAAGCGCGAGGCTGTTCGATTATTCCGCGAACACATCAAGGAGGAATCCGCTAAATGAGAGCCGAACTAGGGGCGGAGATCGCCTGCTACAAATGCCGACAAAAGACCACCGTTACCACCGCCAAACAAGGCAGGTATTGGGCTTGTCTGCCTTGCTTGCGTGAAATCCTGATTCGATAATGGCGACGAGCTGAGCGCGATGCGCCCCGATTCTCGCAAAACCTGGAAAACCGGTATCGAGGAAGAGGGCGACGGCGAGAGTAGCAACTTTAGGCTGTGGTAGGCTACCTGCTACCTCCCTGGGTCCAACCGAGGGAGATGGCGGGAGGTAAATCACCTCCAATAGTTACGGGAAAGGTAACAGCTATGAACAATTTACCGCCGGTATTTACCGGTATTTTGCACTCTTATTTACGGATAAGTGAGCAGCAGAATCCAGAAAAGACGGTTAGTGACATTAAGAAAGAGCTAGTAGAGGGAGAAGGCGATGAGTAATTACACCTGTTTTGTATGTGCAAATGATTTTGATGAAGATGACATTGTGTGGGCTGATCGTGAGGGCAACATTGAAAAACCTCATCAAGCCTACTGTGTACCGTGTTTACCAGCGCAGAAAGAGGGCAACTAATGGGAGAGGTTATTTCATTTCACCCTACCAAGAGCGGGCTAACGAGCTTCTATGAAGTAGTCGGACCCGATGGCGTTGATGTGTGGGGCGGCGAAAATTCACCGGAGGCTATTCGATACTTTCGCCTATCTCCTACCGGATCTCGCCTGCTTGTATCAGGGTGGGAACTAGACGATGAGGACGCCCACATAGTGGGACGGCCTTTAGACATTACCGAGCTGGTAAAAGCGGTAATTGTGGACACTATGGAAAGGGCATAGCGTGGAGAACTTAGTATTCATAGTAGGATTAAGCATTACTTTACTTATCACTTACGGACTAATTGTATTGGAAGAGAAACTTAATGGTTAATGAGAAGAGGCTTAAAGTTGCAATCACACGAGAGGTGTGGCAAAGGAACTACAGACGAGCGCGAGATCGTGCGCTTGTGAAACTTGCAAAGAAATACCCCGAAGAGTATCGGGTATTTTTGGAAGAGGAGAAACAAGCAGATGAATCGCAGGGTAAAAAGTGGATTGACCTTGATGGTAATACTGATTTTATTGTGGGTATTCATACCAGTATCGAACATAGCAACGCCCAGGGTGGAGATTCTTCCCTTGTTTATGGAGAGGAAGGCGACAACAAGTGAAAAGAACTATAACCGCAAGCTCGCAGTCAGTTACGCTTCGATTGGTTACGGGTGGAGAGGCAGTCAATCCCAATGCCTTCTCACCCTTTGGACCTCTGAAAGTAGGTTTGATACCTACGCCAGACCAAGAAACAGTAAGGGCAAACCAAGAAGCACAGCTTACGGCATTGCTCAGATCCTTGGAGAAAGCAGCAGCGACCCTGCTATTCAAATCCTACGCGGTCTTAGATACATCTCTGTCCGCCACCACACACCTTGCAGAGCCTTGCACTTCCACAAGCGACACAACTGGTACTAAATGATTACAGGAGTTTCCCTATTTGCAGGTGTGGGCGGTTTTGATCTGGCTATGGAGCGCAACGGCGTAAAGGTCGTTGCCTCCGTAGAAATAGATAAGCATTGCCAGAGTGTATTGGCAAAGCATTTTCCCGATAGTAAATTATTTGATGATGTAACTACAGTAAAAGGGAGTGATTTAATTGGAGCAGGATTTAATCCAAGCACAGGAATTATTGCAGGAGGATTTCCCTGCCAAGACCTCAGCGTTGCTGGCAAAAGGGCTGGTCTTGCTGGCGAAAGAAGCGGGTTATTCTGGGAAATTGCAAGACTTGTGGAAGAAACGAAAAGCGAATACTTCCTCATCGAAAACGTCCCTGGTCTGCTATCCAGTAACGAAGGAAAAGATTTTGGAGTCGTCATCGGGACGATGGCCGACATCGGGTATTCTGTTGGGTGGCGTGTGCTTGATGCTCAATACTTCGGAGTACCCCAACGGAGGCGGCGTATCTTCATCGTTGGCAGACGTTCTATTTCCGACAGCGTTGCCGAAATACTTTTTAAGTCCCAAGGCTTGCGAGGGAATCCTGCGTCGAGCCAACAAGAGGGGCAAGACGCTACCGCCGGCGCTCCAAGAAGCTTTGGTCAATCAAGTTTCGCAGGGTACACAGAAGGACCTGCAACCATAACCTCCACCTCATACAAAAGACCAGAAGATAATGTGGTAGTTACTCCCTCCTCTTTTGGTGGGTACAAAGAGGGAGTGGGAACACTACGATCCGCAGGTGGTGATCTTGGTGGAGGAAGCGAAAACCTTGTGGTTCACAAAGAGTAGGCGAGCGCAGAACGAGGATGACTACGAAACTTGGGTGGAGGGAGGCGTTATGCCAACGCTAAATGCTTTTGATAATGGTGATGTGCGAACAACTGTTATCATCTTTTATGGTAATCGAGTAGATGATGTGCGAATCCAAGGTGGAGTTATCAACACATTACAAGCTCGTATGGGTACGGGAGGAAACAATATGCCTATGGTTTACTACCCAATACAAGATGGAAGAGAAATGAATAAAGAACAAAATGGCTTGGGTGTAGGTAATGAAAATGATCCCTCTTATACGCTAGATAGAACTGGCGCACAGTCTGTGGCTTACGCCATACAAGGTACAGTAATTGGTAGAAGCGATACCGCAGGTCCTCAAGGCAAGGGCTTTGGTGAAGCAGGTGAACCTATGTTTACAATAGATACAGTTGGAGGTCACGGAGTGGCAACAATCTTTAGTCACACACAAGGACTTGATGCTCAACCAAGTGAAGAGGTATCACCAACGCTTCGACGAAATGGGGGAGGTATGGCAGCAGAGATTCAGACTCAGGTAAGAAGGCTCACACCTTTAGAGTGCGAGCGGTTGCAGGGTTTTCCTGATGACTGGACAGCAGGACAATCAGACTCAGCCAGGTACAAGCAGATGGGTAATGCGGTGGCTGTGCCTGTAGTTGAGTGGTTGATTGGTAACATCTGTGATACTTTGACCCAGTAATTTTTCTATCGGGTAGTGGGGTGCGATACACCTTTCCGTCACACCCTGCGTAGTAGGCCCCCTGTAACCTTTGCAGGGGGCTTTACTATTGGCGCTTATCGTTAGAGTAAAAGCCCTTACCTTTGAAGGTGATAGTGGGCGGTGAAAAGATCCGGTGCATAGGTTGAGCGCAGAGATCACACATAGGAGTATCTACTTTGGAGTGGATAGATCGCTCAAGATCACTCAAGTTTCCACACTCACACTTAAAACTATAGATCAAAACGCAACTCCATCTTCTACCTTAAAGAATCCCACGAGCTTATTGCGCGAGGACTTATTAGAAAACTCTGTTGTATTAGGCAGCCACTTATCAGCCCAAGTTGGGGCGGGTAAAGTGGCAAGGTTGAAGCCCCAGATACCCTCTGGAGTGGCGTTAATGTACCAAGGAGTCAGCGAGCGCATACCTGCTGCCATCACTAGAGCCTGGTATTTCATCTCTTCAATCAGCAGTTCAGCGTAGTGAGTCTTGCGAGATTTCAATTCTATAAACATCTTATGCTCAAGGGATACACAATCCCAAGTGTCAAACTCATCGGATTTCTCTAGGTCTGAGTAATGAAACTCTTTCAAGTAATCAAATAACTCTGGCTCTTTTAATTCCAAGGAGTGTTACCGCCTAAGTTTTCTTGTAGTTTACGCATAGCACTGGCGCACCTGCGATCTGCGGTGGAGATAGCGCACTCGAAGTACTGAGCAATTCGTTCAAGAGTCCAGCTATCAAGGTAGCGCTTCTCAAGTATGTCTTTCTCTTCTACCTCTAACTTAAGATACCCACGCTTGATGTCAATGAGCATAGCCAGCAGGTTGCCACTCTCAGCAGGAACGCTAGGCTTTTTAGGAGTACCATCGTTAATCATCTCTTGGGCTTGTTGCAAGGCAACACCAGAGACAACGGAGGAGATAACAAAGGGCAGTAGTTGAGCGATAGTGGTAGTTTCATAGAAAGATTCATCGCTAGTTTGATAGCCAGACTTATTGGCTTTCTCTTTGCGAGAGTAGCGTTCTGCTACTCGCTTCATCTGCCAGGCTATACGCTTCTCGTTCTGCACCCGCTTCTCAGGATCAGGCTCATCTAGTAGCTCGCAGAAGGTTCTGTTCTTTAACGTCGCCCACAACCAGCACTCTTGAATAACATCTTCTCGCTCAACCCAATGGCGAAACCGCTTGGATACTACACTCGCTACGCTTGGAACAATGTCGTAGAGAGTGGGATGGAGTTTATCAGTCACAATAAAGATCGCTCTGTTCTATAGTTGATACTAGGTTGAGCAACTTAATAGCAAGGAAATCAATGTAGTTGCCGGCATCTGCTAACTCTTCAATCAATTCTTTAATAGTTTCTTCGGCGGAGAAAGTCTCAAACTTCTGCCCTTTTGCAAGGGAATACTGTTGATGACCAATCTTCTTGACTCGACTAGCGCGAAGGGAAGCGAAGGATTCAATAAAAGAAACTAAACTATCTGTAGATACACCCTCTTGCCGATAGGAAAGAACGGCAGGGTGGTCACTTAATGGCGTACTGGTTTTATTCTTACTAAGATGGTCTGCTCTGAACCATTCAAAGCCAGGATCTCCAGCCCCAAGTTCTGTAGTACGAGGACTAATTCCATCATTTCCGGTGGAACTTGATTCATACATTAGCGCCCTCTCCCATCAGTAATCTTCTCGCCGCGTCCTCGCCATAGTTAAGGAAGTAATCGTTGAGATCACTACCTGCGGGTAAGTTTACTATTGTTGCGTTCATCACCTCGCTTGCGACACGCCTAGAGAACTCAGCTCCTGGATTAGAGCCATCATCTTTAATGTCGTTATCTCCTACTACAAATACATTCTCATAGCCACCTAATAACTTAGCAAAGTGTGGCTTCCACGCTGCTACTCCTGGTACACCTACTGCTGGCATACCTAATACGCCGGAGGCTACGACTGCATCTAACTCACCCTCGCATACCACTATGTTTGGTGAGTCCTTGGTGATGTCAGTGACGTTATAGAGGTGGGACTTTTGCCCTAGTGGTGAGCCATACTTGGGTTTGCCATCATCTAAGCGGCGAAACTTAAAGCCTACGCATAGGCCATTAGCGGTAAAGTAAGGGATAGATAACCACCCTTTATGGGACTCGTGACCATTGGCAGGATCGGTAATGGTGCCTAGTGAATAGAGTCCAGCTACCTGCTCAGAGATTCCACGACCTGCGAGATACGCTAGTGCGTCGGGACTTATGTGATCCGCGTAGTGATGGGCTGCTACTGCCAGCGATTTCAACTGCTCTAACGAGGGCATCCTTGAACTCCAAGTTCTCTATGATCTGAATAATGTTTACAGCGTTGCCCCCTTTGCCGCAGGTGTGGCAAAAGTACAAGTTATCTATGGTGTTAATAACAGCAGACCTTCGAGAGTCGTTGTGGAGACAGCAGCGCACTGATACTGCCCTGCCATCTCTCACTTCCCCTCCGAAGTGGGTAACGATTACTCCTATGGGGATTGTATTTGCATCAACGGAGCCTTTGAATCTTTGCTTACGAACCACCCGTGACCAGTCTTGTGTTGACATTCGCATCCCTTGCACTTCTCGTGGTGGTTAGCACTACGCTTGAAATGTCCGGCGCTATTCTCCTCGCCAGCTCTAGTACATTCGTAACAGATCATTATGCTTCCGACTTCCCAATAGCCCAGTACCATTCACGATTTAAGAAAACTATTGTTAGTGCTTTGCGACTTTCATCATTGTCAAAATAACTGATACTAAAAATCGCTCTAAAGATTGACCCTATTGAATCTATCCTGCGTGATTGCTTGTATTTAACCTTCATTCTTATTCTCCTCTTCCGCCTTCTTTGCTGCATCTACTTCCTCTTGAGTCTGTGGTTGATCTCCACTCCATACCTTAGAGGTACTGATTATTCCGTCTGGTGTTGGTGTCATTTCTTTCCTCCTATAGATGTTGCTTCTTTAATTACTCTTTCTAATTCACTATCACCTGGCATAAGTCTATTAAGAAATACATAAGCAGTGTGATAAATACCTGATTCAAGATGGAGTTTTACTAAACTAACAAGATTCTTTTCATTAAGTCCAGTAATTCTCATACCGCAATTACAAGTAATTTGGTATTGAGGTAAACCGCCTATCATTTCTTCTCCTCTAGCCATTGCTCTAGTTCTTGGATTACCCAAGTCTTATTGATTCCCTTGCGCTTGCGCTTCCATAACACATAGTGCAAAGGAGGATCTATCTTTCGTTGCTTGGCATAGTTCTTAGCCTCTACCTCTATCTGCCGCCAGAACTCATCAAGTTGCAGCGACTGAGTGTTCTTACACTCAAAGAGGTAGGTCTTACCAGCAACGACCACTACTACATCACCTTCATCTTCAGCTCCTGCCAAGCGTAAGCGCTCAGCGTCAAAGCCCAGGGATCTAAACCACTTCATAATGTCTATCTCAAAGGCAGCACCCTTGACCTTGTTGTACTTGACACTCACTGGTACATACTCCCTTGGTCAAACCTATTAGATTGAAAGTGCATCTCGCTGATCTGACACGTTGCATAATCTACAGCTAATGGAGTATTTACTGTGCCATCGGCAGCGTGTGGACCGTAGCGATTCTTCACTACTGCCACCTTCAACTCCTTGCGTAATGGATCAAAGCCAAGAGTAAGGATAAGGCTAGGTAGTTGGGCTACCTTGCCGTGTATAGCCCTGCGAGGTGGGGCATTAAAGGTATTGCCGTACTCACTCTGCTCGCTAACGTGGTGGAGAACTAGCACACAGGCTTCAGTCTTTCGAGCCATATCGTGCAACTCCATCATAATAGCGCGAAGCCCTGCCCATTCATTATCTGTTTCGGCAGCCACATTCATCAGGTTGTCTATCACAATCAACTCAGGAGCAATCCCATACAACTCTATGTATGCCTTGATCTCTAACTCAATGTCATCTAATGATGGCGAAGAGTCAAAGACCCAGGATATGTGCTTCATCTTCTCGTTGTATTTATTGTAATAGCCAGTATTAACATTGAGGTTTGTCTCAACAGTAATTTGAGAGTGACCTGATAAATGTGAAGCTGCTCGAATCATTACAGTTGCTGTATCGGTATCGGCGGAAAAGAATAACGTTGGTACTTCTGCTTTCAACGCATAAACCAGAGAAAACATAGACTTACCTACGTTTGGCGCTGCTGCAACCATACAGACTTGACCCCTACGGAATCTAATCTGTGCAGTTTTAAGTACAGGCCACACATCGGGCAGGGGAGTAGCCTTGGTTGTTACACCACTCCAAGCCCTAGTAAGACTAAGCACTTAACCCTCCGGAAACTTCATCTTTTTTCTTATACGAATTGTTCGGCGTTCCATTGGAGTTAGTCCACCCCAAATACCGTGTTGTTCGTTGGCGATAGCCCACTCAGCACATTCAGTTTGATGGATACAAGATCCACACACTCGCTTAGCGACGATAACAACTCGCTGCCTATTGGTGTCTGTTACTTCAGGAAAG